CTTTGTACCATCACGCTTTGTGCCTAAGTCGATGTCGTGCCCTGACTGGTGGCTACCACCCTCAAGGAGTTCCACCGTACCCTCGGCATATTTCTCTGTGCCTGCACCTACGGCTTGGATTGCCTTGACCTTTGCTGCTGCAAAGCTGCCCCACATAACAGCCAGTGCTGGGATAGCCCACGGGAATCCGAGTTGTTTCCAAATCAGAGATGATGCAGTGATGAGGTTTGCTGCCTGACTTGCAGTATCGAGGGCAATCTGTAACCTCTGAGCACGCCTCTGCTGCTCGATGGCTTTCTGTTGATTTTTCTTAGCCTCGTCAACCTCCTTACGGGCTGTCTCTACCTCGTTGGCATAGCCCTTAGCACGTGCCTCTATCTCAGTCTGCAAGACGTTCTGTGTGCGCTCTACCTCTGCATCTGCCAACTGGCGTTTCTTCTCGGCTGCCTCGGTGTAGGCATTGATGAATTGCGATAGTCCGTCCATAGCATAGGATAGGCTGCTGTCGATAGCGTCTTTCTTCTCATCTGAGAGGTTAAAGCCGAGGATATCGTATATATCGCCAGTCTTGGCGTTCTTCTTGATTTCCGCATCAACGCCCTCGATTTGTTTCTTGATAAGTTCTACCTCCTTATCGGCTAACGTCTTACCATCAGCCTCATAGAGCTTCAGGAGGGCTTGCAGACGTTTCTTCTCTGCCTCAAGACGTTTCTGCGTCTTGGTCTTTTCGCTTTCCTCGAGTTGCTCGATACCCTCCATATCGGTTTGGTACTCCAACTCGATAGCACGTTCACGCTCACGGACAGAACGCTGTGCAGCCTGCTCCTGCTCACGCTTTTTCTTATCCTGACGCTCTTTGTCCTTTTGGTCGTACTTATTTGCCATCTCGACCAACTTAGCCTCACGTACCTTTGCAAGAGCCTCGATTTGGTCGTTGTATAATTTCTCGTCCTCAAGGGATAGCTTGCCAGCAGTCTTACGTTTCTCCAACTGAGCCTGCAAATCCTCGATTTCTCGGTTATACTTATACTGGATTTTCAGATACTCCTTTTCTTCCTCATCGGTTATGAGTTCCAGCATTGCATCATCGTAGGCACGTCTGAGTTTCAGACTTTCCTTTTCTGCCTGCTCCTGCTCTTTTAGCTGCTGATTGGTAGTGTTACCACCACCTTTGCCTCCCTTATTGCCTGAGCCACCATTACCGCCTAAGCCAGTCGTTTTATTCTTGATGAGGTTAATGACTTTACCATCCTTAACCTGAAACTCTTTTCCACTACCAACCCCCCAAATAGCAAGTGATGGGTCGTAATTTTTCCACTTCTTTTTATATTCTTCGTTTCGTTTATTTTGTCTATCTGCACTTTCCTTACGTTCCTTTTCAATCTTTGCCTGCTGTTTTTCGTAATCATCTGCAAGCCTATTGAATACGCTGTCGGCAGATTTATCGCCAAAGAAATATTCATCAATCTTCTGTCCGAGTTTATCTACCCATCGTACTGCATCTGTCAGGCGGTCAACAAACCAACGGAGTAAGCCATTTGACTGATTGATATGTAAGTTCAAGCCCTCCCACGCTGAACTGAGCGACTTTAGGCTGCCCTCCATATTATCAGCCATCGTGTCAGCCATCTTCTTAGCATAACCATCACAATCAGCCAGCGCATCACGCAGAGCCAGCACATTGTCTGTGCCTGCGAGGAACGTATTGAAAGCAGCGACCGAACGCTTATCTGTCAACTCAAGGCTCTCGCCCAAGTCGATACCTCTGTCATTCAGCGTCTTTAAGCCATTTATCAGGTCATCAAGATTATTGACGGGCTTACCAAGTGCCTGAGCCAAGTTGCCATTTGCATCAGCGAGATTAAGCAAGATGTTACGTGTTGCCGTAGCTGCACTGCTCGCATCAAAACCTGCGTTTGCCAACTGACCGAGTAACGCAAGCACCTCCTCCAGCTTGAAACCAAAGGCGTTGGCTACTGGCGATACGGTACTCATCGCATTCTGTAAGTATGAGAAATTCAGTGCCGACTTAGTTGTAGCTGCCGACATCTTATCCACGAACTCAGTAGTATGTGTCGTGTCTTTCTCAAACATACGGAGTGCTGCACCTGCGAGGCTCGCTGCGTCTGCCAAAGATGAGCCAGTAGCCTGAGCGAAGTTAAGCACGCTCGGAGCCATATTCTTAATCTCCTCGGTGGTGTAACCTAACTTAGCCAACTCAGTCTGTAACTCGGCAACCTCCTTAGCCGTAAAGACGGTCGTTGCACCGAGGTGCTGTGCCTGCTCTGAGAGGTCTTGAACACCCTCCTTAGTAGTGTCGAGGATAGCCGCAAGCACGCTCAGGCTCTTTTCGTATTCCATTGCCAGTGATACGTTATCCTTAACAGCCTTACCAAGTGCCATACCAGCGGCAGCGACACCACCCATACGTAAACCAAGCCCACCAAGCAATCCGCCAAGCTGAGGATAGTTACCAACGTTCAACTGCATCTTGCCAGTATCGGCTTGCAGTTTCTTCATCTGCTCGTAAATCTCCTTAGTGCTCTTGACGAGTTCTCGGTTACTCTTAATCTTTCGGTCAGCAGCACTGAGGCTGTTGATGTATGCCTTGTTGAGCGAATACTGAGCCGATAGTTGCTGATAGCTGGCGTTCTTTATCTGCTCACGTGTCTTGATTTCCTCCTTGCCTCGGAGTACCATCTGCTTATTATAGTTGTTCGCCTCACGCTTTACTACATTCAGACGGGCAATCTCCTTAGCTGTCTGCGACAGAGCAAAGTCCAACTGCTTGTAGGCTTTCTCCAACTTGGCAGCCTCGCTGTTGCTGTCCTTGATAGCCTTACGCCCTTGCTCGGTAGCACCTGATACCTTAGTGAGATTAGCAGCAAGTTCCGATGCCTGACGCTTGATGTCCTCAGCCATCTTTCCGTACACCTCCTGCAACTTCTCCAACTGACCGATGAGTTTCTCTATGGAATCATCGGGAGCGATGAGGTCTTGATACCTTATGGGATTTTGTTCTGCCATTTTCTTATTTTGTTTTATTTTTAATTCTAAGCGGTTTTTATCTCGCTGTCTTATAACTTTATCATCTGACTGCCGAAAACGCCTCAAACAGCTTTATTTTGCGCTTTTCGGGCTTTCTGACGTATATAGTCATAGGCATTGTAGTATTCCAGTACGTTCATCTGCTTTGCCTCAGTGCCAGTTTCCTTTGTTATAAGGAGGCACATCGTAGCAAACTCCTTGTCGTGTACGACCTCCAGTCCATCACGCCCACTGAACACTTTTGGCTTGGTAAAGAGCAACAAATGCTCCTTGATACCATCTATCACGCTCTTACGCTCATTATCGAAACCATCGGATAGCTGTAACAGCAGCGTTGTGGTTAGCCGTTTCACTTCATCGTAATACTCACGTGTCCGTACATCATCGAATAGAGTGGGGAAATACAAAGCCAACTCCTCATCTATTTTTTTTTTGACCGAGTTCAACACCTCGGTAACATCTTTCTTGCTTGCCTCCCCAAGCAAGTCCAAGACCTTTTGTAACCCCTCTTGGCTGAGGTCGTTCTGCGGCTGTCCGTCTATGCTCTCCACCAAGCAGGCGAAACTCAGGAACTTAGGACTGCACTCCGACATTATCAGAAAGAGATTCTGTCGCATATTATCGAACTCCTTTGCGAAGTTCTCCTTTTCTCCTCTCCTGACGTAAGCGATAACCCTCTCCACGTGTGCATCATAATCGCTTATGTCCGAGCCTATCCCTGCATCAACCAAGAGAAATCGGTTGTACTTGTGGAATCGCAATATCGGCAACTCATCTATGCTGTCGAACAAACGTACCTTGTGCCCTGCCAGTTCTACCTCTTTCATACCAGCATACGTGTTACGGATGTGGTAAGGAAAGGTAGCAGCAGCCACCCTGCATCATCATATACACAACAGAGGACTACGGCAAAACACATAGCCGCCCAAAAACTCATACAGAGGTCGCAAGAGAACAGTTCACTCAGGAACTTATCCCCGTGTATCTGAATCCACTCAGCGACACCCCATTTCTTTACCAGCAGCACCATCATCGCTGCCAGTAGTGCCACGAAAGCACCTATCTCCAATATAAAACCTAAGTTATACATCGCACTCCTCATTTATCATCATCTCTCCAGTCAGACGGAAACCAGCAAACGGGTGCATCAGGAACTGGTTATCAACCTCATCGAGCGTGTACCCATCAAATACATTTTCTGCCTGCTGAAATACTCTCTCAACCGATACTGAGCCGTTCTTCAAGAAAGCGTGGTCTACGACCTTGATAAGCTGTTCTTTCAGATACTCGGTATCTCTCTTGTCAGTCTGCTCGATAGTCCTCAGGTCAACCCATACGACTAACGAGAATGGTGCTTTTACCCTACGCTGCAATCCCATCGAAACACCGATGGTCTGCGGTTCACTCAGAACAAAGAAACAATAGTTACCGAGGTCAGTGTTATCAGGTACAAGGCTGATATATTCCCCGTCCCCGAAATAGACGTTTGGAGTATATACCCTCCGTCCGTCACGCATCTGCACCAGTCGTTCACTACGACCAAAGATATGTGTAAGCCAGTTCAACTCTGCCAACGCATCTTGCAAGCCCTGAATAACTCTGTCGAACAGATAAGGGCGGACTGGTCGCTTGAATACTCTCTCTATTACTGCCATAGGATATCTCTAATTGAAGTTATAAGTTCGTCCTTTGCTCCTTTCTCGCCAAAGATAACATCCCACTTCTCGGTGCACAGCCCGAACATACCAAAGCCATACTTCTGCATAATCTTTGCAGCGTAGGCAGTATCAGGCTTTATCATCACGCTGTCAGAGCCAAAGGACACACCCAAGTCATTATGGAATAAACCCGTTATGTAGAGGTTAGGGTTATCAGGATTGCGCTGTACGCTGTACGGATAGCTGATAGTCTGTTTCCATTCGGCATAACGCTGTGCGCTCTCACGGGTGTGGAAATATCCACGGGGCTTGATATCCTCGCTATAAGTAGGGTGTATGCCCTTACCCAGTGAGTTCTTACCCTCAAGCAGTTGTATGCGCTGTTGCTCTACTATATCCTCCCCGTGACGCATCAACACCTCACGGATAAGGCTACCGCCCTGCATACCCTGCTGCACAGCCTTTGCCTGCTGTAAAAGACTATCTATCGTCATACCACTCCGTATCTGATTCCTGATGGCTTACAAGCCAAGCAGATTCTGTCGATATTGCGTGTATCGAGGTCAAGAGCCTCATACGCATCTCTCAAATCCTTGCCAAGACCAGTGACACGCCCCTGAGGGTTTCCGTCAATCTCATAGAGCAAGTCTGCTGTGCCGGCATTGGCTTGGTTTCTGTTTACCCTTACCTGAGGATTAAGTGCCAACGTGCGGAGAATATCGACTGCCATCTGCCTTTGCAGACACGTAGCGAACATCTCCTTTTGGCTCACGATGAAATCGGTAAGGTCGCAACCCACGCTTACAACCATATTAAAGCCGTAATTATGGGTGTTTGTGTAGACGTTATCAGCGATATCCCAAAGTTCGGGGTATTCCTCGAAAGTCTCAGGAGCATTGACACGGAACGGGCTTACCATCATATACTTCGTGATTGCACGCCACGCCTCAAGAGAGCCACGATTGCAAGTGCCACACGGCTCTCTGCTCCAGTCCTTAGTAACGTTCACTGCCTCCATACCACTTGGCAGGTCGTCCTGATTGTATACCAAATACCACGCTCCCGTATCGCCCATATAAGGCAGATAAACGTCCGAGAGGTCTAACCACTCCATAGAGCCATCGCCCTTGCTGACATTGAACTCTATCACTTTCTGTGCCTCTACCTTACTGCTGTGGAAAAGATACAGCTTAACCTTTCCCGTAGCACCGACCATCTGTAATCCGATACGCTCCAGCTTTATCGTGACACCCATAGAGTAGGCAGGAACTATCTCCATACCAACAATCTTGCTGTTATTGGCTGTGGTGTTCGTCATACGCCCTGCACCATCGAAAAGACTATGACGCTCGAGCAACGTCTTACTCTCTTTATTGAGGCTCTTGAGTTGCAGGAACGTCTGCACCATCTTGGCTATTGCCGAGCGTGTCATATCTCCGAGGTAGTCGCTCAGGAAATCATACTCTGCCCAATCGGTGCTGCCTGCTGCGGGTGCTACCCCCGTGAGTTCCTCGCCACTGACATTCTGCCACACCTTACCCTCGTGCTTTACCTT